ATGGCCGCGTCGCCGAGTTCCGCCTTCTGGGCAATATCGAGCAGGGCCGTTTCGAACTTCGTGGCCGCTTCGATCGGCGCCTGGAGCGCCATCTTCAAGGCGTAGCCAACCGCCAGGCTCTCGGCCATCCGAGCGCGCATGGCATCGAGGCTGCGATTGGTCTGGTCGAGGGAGGTGCGCAGCCGTGCCGTCGCGTTTGTGCTGTTGACGGCGTTCCCGATACCGCGCAGCGACTGGGAGACCGACTTCGCCGGACCGCTGACGCGGTCGATCAGACTGACGATCAGCTGGGAAGAAAGACTGGCCATGGGGCCTCATTGCAAATGCCTGAGAGCAGTGGACTTTTTTGGAAGGTCAAAAAGTCTCAGCACAGGGGCGACCGTGCCGCGTGGACCTGGACGACGATCGATGGGAAACCGGAGCAAATTGATTCCAGCCGCAATGTGGAAGTTGGTGCCATGAGCAAGAAATCGAAGAAGCGCAGGTCCTATACCAACATGCCATTGCCCCCGTCTCGGCCGCCGGCGAATGACGATCTCGACCGCGACTTGGATCAAATGGAAGAAGGCACGCCGTCTGCCTCGGAGCCTGCTATCGCAGCCCCACCTGTTTGGACGCAGCCACACATAGAGAGCAACGAAGTCTCGGGCGACCCGTTCATAACCGATCTCCCGGTGTCCGAAGTTGCCAACGTCGACGGGCCAACGGCAGAAGGAGCCAGCGAGGAGGGATCGATATCAGCCCTGGCCTCCTCGGAGGACGCGGTCGTCACGGCCGTGGATGTCGTGATCGTGCCCGAGGGCCATCATGAGACGGGTTTCGAGCAGCGTGCGCTCGAGTCGGACATCGTAGAGGTCGAGACGCCGGCTCCCGCCCTAGAGACCATTGCCACCGCATCCCATCCGTCCGCTTCGAGGCCGCAGCAGGACCTGCGCACCGACGTCGGGTCGCTCCTCGACGGACATCGCCGGATTGCTGATCAGATCCTGGCCAACATCGAGACCAACGAGAGAGCCGCTTTACAAGCCGCCGGTGCGCTTCTGCAGGCGCGATCCCTCCCGGAGATCATGACGGTTCAACTGCGCTTTAGCGTCGAGCAATTCGCAGCGCTTGGGGTGCAGAGCGCAGAGCTGGTTGGGTTGATCGGAAAAATCTACTCGACCAGCTTCACATCGACCCAAAGTTTTTCCCGCCAGTATTGGGAAGATAGCCTGGGCCAATCGTAATTTTCAGAGGCTATCGCAGTTCCACCATCCCACTACCTCTCCGACTGCGTAAGGCGCCGCGCTTCCGCGTGCCACAGCAGCACCTCAGCCCAGTCCATGTCGTCGAACGCCGTCAGGGGCGTTGCGAGAACGTGCGCGACGTCGGCTACGAGCGACCGCCACCGCCCGGTTCCGGCGGCTTCGGCAAAAAACCAGCGATCACATCGGAGATCGCCGCAAAGTCCGCGGCATCCAGTTCGTCGATCGTCTCGGCAGCGAGACCGGTCAGGATCGCGGCCATCTCGATTCCTCGGGTGAGATCGTTGGCATTAACATCAAGGTGATCGAGCGCCCGCAGGTCTTTGACCTTGGGCCGGCGAACCGTGACCTCAGAGATCCTCTGTCCGCGGACCTGGACCGGTTCGGAAAGCTTGACGGTCTGTATACTGGCCATAGATGTGATCCCAAAAACAAGACGCTGTTTGATTGGATGGTGGGCATGGTGCTGCAGGTTTAATCGGTAAACACGCTGTCACCGAAACATCTCGTTGCAGACAGGCCACGCCTTTATGCAAAAAATCAGCAAAATGGTCTCAATTGTAAAAAGCGCGTGCTTAGCCGGCCCAATTCTATTGTTTAAAAAGCATCGCTCTTGGGAACTAGCTGAACAGGGCGTTTGCGCAGAGATGTCTTAAGCGTTGAGGGAAAGCGCTGAAAGACATTGAGTTTGAGGGTCATCACCCAAGTGGTCGCGTGCGGGGTTGCGTAGTATGGAAGGTAAGTCGTTTCTCATGTTGTTGCTGGCAACCATGGTTGGACCGGCGGTCGGTGTTGGGCTTTTTATTCTCATTCACCTCCTCTAATCGCATCCGACTTTTGGTCTGTATTGCAGCCCAGTATCCGTTGGCCTTGCACAGGTTCGCTGCGCCTCGTGGCCGAAAGTTCATGAGCGAAAAACCGGCACTTCACTGACCGCCAAGCGAGCATTATGCCTGAACTTCGACGTTGACCTCTGCAAGGGCGACAACCTACTGTTCGTATCGTGGATAAGCCACATCATGGTACTCCTGATCCTGCCTGCCGCACCGCTCCTTGGGATCGGTGCGGCTTTTTCTTTTTCGTCACGCCGACGTCCCCGTCGGCACGCGCAAGATCCGCCGCTCATCATCGTTCTGCGAGACGCCGTCGATCCGCCAATCGGCGGCGAAGAAGTCCCAGTAGAGCTTCTCCTTGTCGGCGAACCACAGCTCGTAGTGCATGACCTCGTTGATCGCGTACTCGTGCCCCTGCAGTTCGCCGCGCTGGAAAGCATCGGGTTCAATCTTGCCGAGGCGTCCTTCGAGGATAGCCTTGGCTTCGAGCGCCGCCCCGGTCCGCTTGTCGCGAACAACACCGTAGGCTGTGAAGACCTTGGATCGTGAACTCCCAAGCCCGAACTGGGTCAGCAGATCCGGATCCCAGCCGTTCAGCTTGAACGTCGGCTCGAGTTTCTGGATCCCGAGCGCCACCTCGATCTGTACCCGCGAGCCCCCGGCGTGATGATCCTGGTACATTTCCTGCAATGGCGGGAGTTTGAGTTCGGCCAGCGTCAGGTGCTTCGACGCCGTTGGGTCGTGGTCACCGCAGAAGAGGTTTGCGGCCTCCATGATGTAAATCGTGCTCATGGGTGTCCTTTCTGGTCTGCGTGTTAGCCGGTGACCGCGTCGACCTGCGCCAAGAGATCATCGAGCAGCGCATCGAGCGCCGGACGGTAGCGAGCGGACTGGATGCCGAGGTAGCGGAGGACCGGGGCTTCTTCCGCCGCGAAGTTGATGGTGAACTTACCCAGCCGCAGCTGCTCAGGGCTGTTCTGGTCGCGGGTGAACTTGATCTCGTAGCCGAGGATGTCGCCATCGGCCTTGAGGTCACGGAGCGCAAAGCTCATGGTATTCAGCACCGCCTGAATAGTCTGACCGGTGATGTTAAACCGGCCGAGGTAGAACCGCAGGGTGCGTAGGAACATGAGGTGGATGTAATCGCGACCGCGGGTGACATTATAGAACCGCCAGAGATCATCCTCGCTGGCGTTATCCGTCCCGACAAAGACGAAGCCGCCGGAGGCGATGGCCGTTTCGACGCCGAGTTCACCACGCAGAAGGACGCCAATGTTGGCCGCGAGCATCCGCTGCCCTTCCGTGGCACCATCCGTGAGCGAGAAGTTGATCGGGCGCGACGGCCCTATGATGCCTTGGACCGGCTGGTTGGCCCAGGAGTGGAAGGGACGGCCCTGCTTTTCATGGTCGCGGCGGACCCCAATGCCGATGACGGCGGGAGACAACGGCTGCACGATCGTCTGACCATTCTCGAAGACCTTGACCGCCGGATCGACTGGGATCAGGCGATCGGAGTTGAGCGTCTCGCGCCAGTTGATGGCGTCTTGCTCGGTCGTCGCCGGACCGTCGACCACAGCGTGGGCCAGCAGCTTAGCGCAGACGGCCGGCAGCGCCGCACAGACGGGGTTGGCCAAATCGGCGATGACCGCCGCACCGGCGCCGTTCGATCCCCCGCCGCCAGAGAGCGTGACCGTCGGAGACGTTTCGTAGCCAGAGCCAGGGTTCGTGATCGTGAAGCCGGTGATCACGCCGTTCGCGACCGTTGCCGTGGCCGTCGCGCCAATCCCGCCGCCCCCGGTAATCGTGACGGTCGGTGCCAATGTGTAGCCGCTGCCCGCGTTGGCGACGGTGATTGCCGACACGCCGGTGTCGCGCTGGCTCGTGAACCCGGGTGCACAGATAAGACGCGGGATCACGCCGAGCAGTGGGCCCGCTTCGACAAAGGCATGCATGCCCGTCTTGGCAACGCTATCGCCGACGATGTTGGTAATCGTCGCATTGACGTCGGCGCCCTCGGCGACACGGACGATGACGCACTTGGCGGCCACCTGGAACTCGCCCAGCTGCGCATTGATGAGGTTCAGGGCATCGGCGATTGTGCCATCTGTTCCGAGACCCAGATACTTCGTCCGGTCGTCGGAATACATAAACACGGGCGAGTTCAGCGGGAATACGCTCGCATCGGCATCGGGCGCCGTACCGACGATCCCAACCACGGCCATGTCGCTCCAGACGGCGGGGCGTGGCTCGTTGTCGATGCGTGTAATTGATATGCCAAAGGTCGGGTCGGACATGGCGGCTCCTCAAAACGAAAACCCCCGCGCGGCAAACCGGCGGGGCTGAATTTCAGGGATAGGGGTGGATCAGAAGTCGATTTCTGGGGTGGTGATCTTCAGGTCGGATTTGTTCTCCGACCGGATCAAGACTTCAAGCACAAGGGACGATCCATTATCGCTCGACGACTCAACCGAAAAAACGGACAGAGCGGACAAAGCCATTTTCACCATCATCAACGATTGTGGTGACGTCTACGTCACGAACATCACCAATCTCCAGCTTCTGAGAGACCAGCGTCATTGAGGAGCGCAGCATAAGACCCTCTTAGAATCTGTTCGCACACCAGGCACCGTGCGTCATCTTTGATCAAGATATTGGTCGGCAGCCTCAGACAATGGGAGTAATTCGACAGAGGCGACTCTCAGAGGGGCTTGAACGATCGCCCGTCGCAACCGGAAGGACTCTGCCTCCTCTGCCGCCCGCCGCAGAAGTTCTCTCTTCGCCGCTTCGACATAGTCGCGACGCGCGGCGATATCGCACTTAGACTCTTGGAGGTTCCACCCGAAAAACTTGTCGGCGCGGCGCTTCCGGGCTTTCTTCCGTCTGACCATCTGAGCACTCCCGCGAGCTGAGAATGGATCGAAGGGACTTGGGATCGGCAAGTTACGCGAAAGTGATGTTCAACGCTGAATCTCACATTTGGGACTACACTATCGTGCTCGAAAATCAGCACAAGAGAGCCACTGTTTTAATTTTCAATCCGCACGATTAATAAACGCCACCGTCAGGATTGGCCGCCAGCCCCTCCAATGTCGTCAGCGTCATCTGCAGGTTGGATATCTGTGCAATGCTATGGCCGTGATTGCTGTCGGCTTTCGCGGCAATGGCAGCGACCAGACCGGCGATATCGCTCATGGCAATCGTGACGACACCGCTCTTGCCGTTGACGGAGGTGACCGGTCCAGTGGCCAGAACTTGTGCCGCCGAGGCGGCGGCCTGTTGTGCCAGCGTTGAGGCACTTTCCGCCGTCTCGACCAACTGGGTGACTTGCGCCGCCGCTTCCATGATCGCGGGGGCCACCCCCGTCGTTGCGGAAACGACCCAGTCATCGTGGGCGGTGGCCCCAATGTCTCCGTTGAGCGCCACAACCTCAAAGGCCAGACCGCCATTCTCTCGGTTGTACCCTTGGACGCGCAGGATCGCCCAGTCGTTCGCTGCCTCATCGGCATCGCGTGAGATGAGCACGTACGGCGTCGGCGTGAACAGGTCCCGCTCGGCGGTATCCGCAATCGCCAGCGTCGTCTCCAAGCCGACAGCCAGCGTGAGCGGCGTTGATGATCGCGCGACGAGAAACCCATTCTCGGACGCCGCCTGGACTTTGGCGAGGAGCGGCCCCAGAACCTCGTTGACCCGGACGAGGCCCAGCGCGACCAGATTGTCGGTCGCGTCATTGACACTGTCGAGCCCCGTCCCAAGCTTGGTGATCGTCTCCGCAATCAGCCGAAACCGCCGGTTGAAGAAGTCCCGGTCGAGCGTCTGCTGGTCGCGAACGCGCAGGTCCTCAAACCGCAGCATGGGGCTATTCCACAATCACCGGATCGGCTTTGACGACCGCGTCCGGGTGATCCTGCTTGATGGTGGTGTGGACAGTAGCTTTGACCGTATAGCGGGCCCCGGGCTTCATCATGAGGCCCGCCACTTCGATCGGCCGATTGACCGTCAGCTTGTAGTGGGTCGGCTTTTTTGCCATCAGCGGTTCCTCCTTATGACTGCGCGAACTCGATCAACTCAGAGACCAGGAACAGATCGGCTGCCGTCGTTGTCGAGCCGACGATCCGGACCTCGTATTTGCTGGTCGCCGTCATGTTGAACACGGAAGTACGCCGGATCGTGCCATTGGGCAGGGTCTCATCTTGCACCACATCGGCGGTTTCCGTGGTGGCAAGCGTTGCGCCGGTTCGCAGCGTCACTGCGCAATCGTGCTTGGCTTCTTCGTAGGCTTGCAGGTCGGTGATGATCTTGATGCTGGTCGTCGGCGACCCGAGGGTTTTGGTCTCCCCAATCCAGGTAAAGGTGGTCTTCGGCCGGCTCACGATGACCTGAGAATTGCTGAGCCCGAAACCCGGCATCAGATCGGTCGTCCCGGTCAGGGTCACGCGCAACGGGAGAATGGCCGGGAGCCCGGTCAGGTTCGGGCCGTTCGGCGCACCATCAAGCGGCACCCAGGCTCCATTCACCTGGACCTCGAAGTCGGTGCGGCAAGCCGGCGGCGTGATACCTTCATTGAGGATATCGATATCGAGGATGCCGCCCGCCAACTGAAGTGGGGCGAGTTCAATCGACAGCCGCGACCGCTCGAACTGGGCGAAGTAGAGCCGCAGTTTCAAATCGTCGACCAGATTTCCGGCAAAGAACGCGCCGTCCGTCGAGACGAAGAACGTGCCCTGCACCACGCCGTTGTCGGTGTTGGTCATGGCGACGTAATGGTCGCCCGTTGTGACGAGAACGAGGGCGTAGCGCCGTCCGGCCACGAGATACGTTGGCGTGATCGGCACCTGCGTTTCCACAAGCGACGGAAGACCCGCCCCGCCCGAGACCGAGCCCGTAAGGATGTTGGCCACCGGAACCGTGGTCCGAGAAACCACCCGCTGCAGGTCGGGCATGCCGAAGGATGTCTCGCAGAGCAGGACATGCACGTCACCGCTCGCGGCTTTGCGGGAGAAGTAGAGTCCGACCTGGGACAGCCAGCCGTCCTGGGAGTTGAGGAACGTCTGGGCCACCTGCTGGCCATTCAGCGTCGTTGTGGTCGTGACGCGGTCCCAGTAGGGCTCCTGATAGGTGTCGATCCAGAACTGGCGCAACCGAATCCAGTGGACGTTGCCATTCGGGATGCGCTGACCGTTTGGCATGACGTCCGGGATACCGTTGGTCACCTCCCAGGTTTCGCCGTTGCGGGTGAAGATATTNGNCGCCAAATCGTACGTCCCCTGCCGCCACCAAGTGGCATTCGAGCAGACCTCGCGCGTGGCCCCGTACCGGCGGCGCTCGCGCGTGCGGAACAGCTGGCGGATTTCGGTGGTCTCGAACGAGTACTGGGCCATGCGCACTTCACCCGAATACCCGGCCAAGTTCATCCGCAGGCCGTGGCCGTACTTCGGCAATACGAAGCCGTTGTTGACGGTGACGAAGGTGTTGTTCGGGTTCAGCAGCGCCAGGGTCGAGGTCGCCGATCCGGCGGTCGGAAAGCGCACGCCCTCGTTGAGAAACGCATCATACCCCGGTTTGGCCGCATCGGTGCCCGTCTCATCGAGAAAATGGTCTGTGCCGTAGTAGATGTAGGCGCCGGGTTCATAGACCTTGCGGCGAAGCTCTTCGAGTTGCTCGGTGAGGTCCACGACCTCGATCTTGGTCGCATAGGCTTGCATCCGGTCGGCCAGCGCCGACAGATCGGTGCGCAAGGTATCGACCTGGCCGCTGATCTGGCCGCGCCACGTCTCCAAGGCCGTGACGCGATTGGCGACAAGCCGCAGGTTCGGGCATTGGGTCGGCACCCAGGGCTCGATCGACAGAATGCCGGCGGTGTCGAGGTTGACGTAGGCGATGACCGTCACGTTGGCGTCCGTCGGCGGATAGGACGGGTCTGGGCTCTCGGTTCCCGCGACCACCGACAGTTCCGCCCGGCGATGGTTCTCCATCGCCACACTCTGCGGTTCGGTTGTACCGAGCTGTGCATCGATGAGGAAATCACGCGGTTGCACGTCGGTGTCAACGGTCTGGCCGAAGGCGACAATCGCGACGCGCTTTTTAGTCACGAGCGGCAGGGCGTTGAACAGATCGAGGACCACGTCTTCGTCGCGGGCGAACACCTGCCCCCCAGCATAGAGCCGGCCGGCCGTGAGCGTCACCTCGGCGGCCGCCGTTTTCGAAGCCGTAAAGCCGACATAGCACTTGCCACCGTCAATCGTATCCTTGACGACATGATCGAGCGAGGCGCGCGCGAAGTCCTGCGCGTTGTTGAGATCGGCGGACTGGAGTTCCTGCCGATCGCGAAAGAGGACGGTGCTTTCCATTCTATGCCTCGATAAAGCGGCCGAGCGTCAGAGCGCCGACCTTGATACGGTTGCCGGCTCGCGGCGTGCGGTAGGTCTTGGTGTCGATCAGGATCTTGTCGCGCAGCGACTTGGACACGCGAATGGCTTCGCGCACATCGGCGATGGGCTTACGTCGGCCAGTGAGAAGAAACCCGTTGACGAACAATTGCGCGGTCCGCGGTTGCGCGCGACCAACAATTCTTGTGCGAACTTCGGCGTGATACGGCGGCATGCCGAGACGCGTGAATCCCACATGGGTGGAGCGTTTACGCTCATCCGGAACGCGATCCGGGTCGTGGAGATGCCAGCGCTCGTAGAGGTAGCGCCAGGCGATCGTGGGCGGCAGGCATTTTCCTGCGATGAACTGGCGCTTGGTCGCGTACAGTGCTGTCGGCTGACCGGCATGAATTTCCGCCACCGATTGCGGCCGTACGTCGATCAAGTCTGCGTCGGGGTAAACCGTCGTGTAGGTCTCGCGGCCGAGGCGATAGTTGTAACTGGCGTCCCGCGGGATGCGCACCAGACGCTGCCGGACGCCGAAGTCGTCGATGAGATAAGATCGCGCCTTCGGCGGGGCGTTCAAATGGATCGCAGCCGTGAGCTTTGGTGCGAGGACCACTTCGTCGTACGCGACGGCAGAGATCCTGCCCAAGCCCTCCATGGTGACGGCGCGAACAGTCAGAGTGGTTTCTTCGCCACGGTCCCAGAGCTTGGCCGTCTGCAGATACCTTGACCACGCGCCGACATCCTTGACGTGGCATGCACCGAGAAAAGCCTTCGGACGCCGGAACGCCGCTGATGTGAAATGGGCATACGGGTAGGTTCCACGAGCAACGAACGGATAAATCCGCAGCTGCGCAAACCGCTCCAGATACGCCGCGCGCTCGTCGTCGATCAGTGCCGGCGTCATGAAGGTCTTGGCCGGCGGCACGATGAACCGCCGCGGGTCCGCGCCCATGATCCGAATATGCTCGGCGATCGAGGCCTGCGTACCCTTGCGGGCGTGCATCGGCAGCGACCGGGCGGTCAGGACCCGGTGCTTGTCCTCCGTCCATTCCGCGTCCCACAGATCGACCGATAAACCCCAAGAGAGCCAGGGCAGGTGGCTGCTCGGAATCTCGTAAGGCTTGACGAGCTTTCGGAGTTCGACCGGCAGCCCGTCAACGCGCGCGCCCGTCTCGTCAAACGCCTCCTCGAACCGCGTGCGATTGGGCGGCAGAAGGGTCTGGCGGGTCATGGGCGGTTATTCGTCCCGTGTCGAAGCGAGCGTGATTGTGATGCGATCGATGGCGTACACCTCGATCACATCGAGGACGAGGTCCTGCGCTGGCGCGATCAAGTCGACCGAGTGGACGCCTTCTTGGTGCAACTTCGAGATCAGCGCCGAGCGACGCAGGTTCATGCCGAGCATGCGGTTGGTTTCGACCCAATCTGTCAGCGCCTGTAGCGCGCGCGTGCGTACGACATTGCCATCGGGACCAGGATAGAGCGTGAGCCGCGCCTCGATGTCTGTGCGGCGAACAATCGGCGCGACGACCTGCACGACGTCAGTGAGGGGTCGGATCGCTTCGTTCTTCAAGTGCAGCCGGATGAGTTCGCGCTCCGCGAGCGTTGGGATGGGATCGGGTCCTGCCTTGAGGACCGAGACGCGAACGACACCCGGCCGCGGGGTAGTGGCCGACACGTCGCGGGCCCAGTGGGCAACCGTGAGCGTATGATACTGATACGCGCCTTCGGGACCGGCCACAGAGAACGCTTCCGGCGCCAGCTGGATGCGGCGGCGAAACCGCTCGTCGTCCTCGCCCTGCTGCCGAACGGTCGCTAACAGCGCGCCCAGGTGGTCGAGGTTCGAGCCGTACGAGGTGGCGAGCAGAACAGCCCGGGCCGCGTCATTGATACGGGCTCGCAGTCCGAGTTCTCGATAGGCAAATGCCTCAATCAGTTTGCGCGCCGGTTCACTTTCGAGATCAATGACACCGACGATCAGCGAAAAGCGGGCGACCAGGTCGTCGCGCATCTCCTTGACGATCGCCTCGTAGTCGAGCGTCTCGATGATGTCCGGAGGCGAGAGGCCGGACAGGTTAATCGCTGTGAACCGGCTCATGAGTCCAGCCTCTCCGCCAGCATCAATCCATCCGGATTGGCGTAGACGTCCAGGCGCCGTGCGCCGGCCGGTGTAAAATCCCCATAGACCGCCCGGGGGCGATACTCGCCGTCCAGATAAACGTGCAGTTGGCCGTCGCGCGTGACCTTCACCACCGTAATCTGCGTCACCCGAAACCGCGGCTCCCACTGCTCGATGGCGGAAGTGATGGCCGCAAAGTAGGGCACGACCTCGTCGGGCGTAATGAGACGGCCGAGCAGGTTCGGCACGAAGGAGCCATACCACTCGCGCATGATACGGGTGCCAAAGCGGGTGTCGAAGATATCGCGCAGAGATTGAATGACGTGCGGCCAGCCGGTGAGGATGCCGCCGGTTTCAGCGTTGAGGCCGACCGAGGGATCGCGCAGATCAATCGTCATAGCGGCGTTGATCGCTCCTTACGCTTCTCCTTCGGCTCCTCGTCTTTCGAACTTGCCGGTTTGAGGGAGCCAAGCCGCAGCTCATGCGCGGCCTGGCGCTCGGTCAGATCCAGGATCTTGCCAGCGCCCGGGTTGCGCAGGCCGACGACATAGGGCCCCGCCATTTTCGTCACGATGTAGCGCGGCATGGTGCGCCCTTTCTGTTAGATGCTGCCGGTTTCGGGAACGCCGGTCTTGGCCGGCCCCGGCATGCTGTCGATGTGCTTGTGGGTCTTATCGATGAGCTGGCCATCGTGCTCGATGCCGCCGCCGTTCTGCTTCAGGCCCTTCTCGGACAAATTCCAAGATGTCCCGCCGCATTTGAGGTCCAGGGTCTTGCCCTTCAGCGTGATGGTCCAATCGCCGTAGGTGATCACGTGCTCGTCGCCCTTGTCGGACGGCGACTGATTGTTGTTCGACCAGGTGAGGGGGAGCGCGACGGCCTGTTGCCAGTCGCCGCTTGGCGCCAGCATCGTAAACTGCTGTCCTTTCGACGGCGGTGTGTGGATCTTCAAGGCGCCGGCGACCTGAGCATACGGAATCCAAGGTGAGAGAAACGGCTGCCCGTCTTCGCTTTGGCCAAAGTTCAGACGCACGACCTGCTTCTTTGGGTCCACTTCTTCGACCGCACCAGCGCGCATCACGCCGGAGAAGCGCCGCTCCAGTTCCGCGACGCGCGACGCCAGCTCCACAAGCTCACGGATGGCCATGCGGCACCTGTTCTTCGATGGTGACTTCGTTGGCCTCGGCCTGGATAGCGCCGGTCAACATCGCACCGGTCAGCGCGTGGGGCTCTTCGTCGAGATCTCCCACAGGACCAATCCCAATCCCCCGCGCGGCCTCGCGCGTCAGACCGAGTTCGGATCGCACCGTCTCCCAATTCGGAAGCGCAGCGCCCGTGATGGCGTCCGTCACCAGTGTCCGAAGCGGAATTGTAGCCGGATCCGCTTCCGCCGCAGCGAGCCACAGGCTCCACGGGCTCCCATTGGGGACCGGCTGTCCAAACGGCGGATCGGCAATCGGGTCACAGACGAGCCGCACCTGGCGGGCGGCAAACCGCACGCCCTTGTCCGCGCCGGCCCCGCGTTGGGTTTCGAGTTTCATAATACGCGGAACCAGGGCGAGGATGACGCGCGACCAGGCGCTTTCACCTGAAAGCAGCGCGCGCAGGCTCTGCCGAACCATGAGATCGAGCGCCACCTCGAGGCCTTCGTCGGTGTGCGGGATCAGAACCTCAACCCCCGCCTCGCCCGGCACAAAACTCGCCAGCGCCAGTTCGAGGACCAGATCAATTTCCCGCTCGGGGCCCGGCACGTCCCGACCGGTAATCTTAGCCCGCTCCTGATCGCTGCAGACGACAATGAATGGGCGCCGCTCCTCGGCGATCACGCCATCCAGGGGCGCAATCGCGCTGTCATAGACGCGGGCTTCGGCGAAGGTTTGCCCAACCAGCGCGCGGGCCACCGCCACGCGCAGGGCGAGAGAGACGAGACTCATGCAGGCTCCGTCATCGCCAGATTGAGTGTCAGATCGCCGTTGAGGCCGCGCAGGACAGCGACGATGGAGAACGTGCGGCACCGGTTTGGCAACTCGAGACGATCCCCGTCTGTCGGAATCCGACCCGGCCCGACCTGTGACGCGGGAACCCAGAACCGGGGCATATCCGTCGTCAGGGCCGCGGCATGCGCGGCGCCCCCGCGGCGCGAGTCCATCAATCGCACCGTGTCCGAATTCGTCATCAGAAGGCCCCTGATGATGATCGCCGGCCG